GCAGATGCGGCGATTGGTAGGATGATTCGCCACACAATCAACATTTACATCAAAAGTGTGGAGGAGAAGGAAGATGCGTGAACGCAGGCGTTCAATAAATCCGCACGAATGTGATCGTGCTGATGTTTGGCTCGGCCGGGTCTGCCTCTTTATGTCGGGCGCCGTGTTTATCCTGGCGCTCGATCTGGTCTGGAGTGCGGCGACATGAATCGGGATGAATACAGATCAAGGGCAATTGAGCTTGCAGCAAGAGGCGAGCAACTTGGCCAATCAAGGCTAAACCCGGACGTCGTGCGCTGGATCAGGACCAACCGCGAAGGGTTGACGCTGAAACAAATGGCAAGCCGGCTCGGGGTTCACTATCGCACTGTGGAAAAGGTACATTATTACGAGACATGGACGCACGTCAAATGAATTACGACGAATTTATCAGCCAGAAAACCTACAAGCATATCGACGCCGGGTTTGACTGTGACGACTCACTACTGCCGAGCGCCATGCGCGACTTCCAGCGGGACTGTGTTAGGTGGTCATGTCGTCGCGGCCGGTCTGCGATATTTGCCGATACTGGGCTTGGCAAAACCCTAATGCAACTGGCCTGGGCCGCACAAGTTGAATGGCACACAAACAAGCCCGTATTGGTAGTGGCGCCGCTTTGTGTCGCCCAGCAGACAGTCAGAGAGGGCGAGAAATTCGGCATATCTGCCAAATATATCCGCGCCCCTGAGTTCAGCAATCCGCGCATTCACGTTACCAATTACGAAATGCTTAAGAATTTTGACCCGGAAACCTACTCCGGCATAGTGCTTGACGAATCTTCGATCCTGAAAGGCATGGACGGGAAATTGCGAAAGCAAATTACAGAGTTCGCACAAACCATACCCTATCGCCTGAGTTGTACCGCTACGCCGTCGCCTAATGACTTCATGGAGCTTGGCACACAATCAGAGTTTCTGAGCATTATGTCCCAGGTCGAAATGCTGGCGTCGTTTTTTATTCACGACGGATCGGACACGCAAAAATGGCGGCTAAAAGGCCACGGCAAATATAGGTTCTGGGAGTGGCTTTCCACCTGGTCTATTTTTATCCGCAATCCGCGTGACTTGGGTTATGACGCAACCGGCTACGATCTTCCAGAATTGGTATTCCACGATCACGAAGTCGTGACTGGCGTAAACGAGGGACTGTTTGCCAAAGTCGCGCAGGGACTTCAGGAGCGCAACCAGGCGCGGCGGGACTCTATCAATTTGCGAGTCGAAAAGGCGGCAGAGATTGCCAATGGCATAGACGGCCCCTGCATTGTCTGGTGCCACCTAAACGAAGAATCCGAAAAACTTGAAAACCGGATAAACAATGGCGTTCAGGTTTATGGATCGATGACGCCAGACAAAAAAGAGGAACTTATCTCCGGTTTCACGGACGGGGAGATCCACAAGCTCATTACCAAACCAAAAATTGCCGGTTTTGGGCTTAACTGGCAGCACTGCAACCATATGATATTTGTCGGTCTGTCAGACTCCTGGGAGTCGTTCTATCAGGCAGTGCGCCGGTGCTGGAGATTCGGGCAGGACAGGCCCGTTCACGTTCACATTATCACAGCGGATACCGAGGGCGCCGTCCTCGAAAATATCCGCCGCAAGCAGCAGCAGAACGACACGATGGCCGAAAGAATGGCGGCAGTTATGCGCGATCTCACCATTGCCGAGATAAAGGGCGCTACCGTTGAAAAGGCCGACTATTTACCCACTCAACGCGCAGAGGTGCCAGCATGGATGTCGATGTAATAGACCAGGAGATAAGAGACAAATACGCCATTTACAATGCCGACACGGTTGACATTGCCAGGTCTATGCCCAGCGAGTCTGTAGACTTCAGCATATTTTCTCCACCGTTCGCTTCGCTCTATACCTATTCAAATTCGGATAGGGATATGGGCAACGTCAAAACTTATGCTGAATTCTGGGAACACTACCGATATCTGGTTAAAGAGCAATTCCGAGTTATGCGCCCTGGTCGAAACGTGGCGATTCATTGCATGAACCTGCCGACCTCAAAGCAGAACTACGGCTTTATTGGTATTCAGGATTTCCGCGGCGACCTGATCCGCGAGTACCAGGCAGAAGGCTTTATTTATCACTCTGAGGTATGCATCTGGAAAGATCCGGTCGTCGCCATGCAGCGCACAAAAGCACTAGGACTTCTCCACAAGCAGATCAAGAAAGACTCCACCATGTCGCGTATGGGCATTGCCGATTATGTCGTGGTCATGCGAAAGCCTGGCGACAATGCTGATCCTGTCAGCGGCGAGTTTCAGTATTACGTGGGTGATGACCCGCCGCCCGGATTTGTTGGGATACAGCGTGACGATGGGCGCCATTACTTTGTGCCAGGCAATTCAGGAACCAGCATTGACGTATGGCAGCGGTATGCCTCGCCGGTCTGGGACGATATTAACCAGACGGATACGTTGAATTTTCGGGAAGGCCGCGAGAATGACGACGAGCGCCATATCTGCCCGCTGCAACTGGACGTTATTGAGCGTTGTATCCAACTGTGGAGCAACGATGGCGAAACCGTATGGACGCCGTTTATGGGCATTGGGTCAGAGGTTTATATGGCCGTCAAGCTAGGGCGCCGCGGTATTGGCGTTGAGTTGAAGTCTAGCTATTACGAATTGGCAAAGCGCAACATCAGGCTCGCCAGTGAAAACCAATACGATATGTTCGAGTGCGCTTAGGAGGCGTTTATGTACAGGGTAGAAATGATAGTAAAAGACAGCGTATTTAACGAAATTAAACATAGGTGGGCATCTACTGGCAGAGTTGCCGATGGAGCTGGCGAGTTTGTATTTGATCAGTGCGACAAGGCATCTGTCATTGATGGCGTTTTGACTGTTTGCGCCGGTGATAATTCTTACATATACAACGTCGCAGACTTTTACAGGATAAAGATAATCCAGCTTGATCAGCAGGACCTGTTCTGATGACCAGGATCAAAATGCCAAAGCTGGGCGATAGCTTTAAAACGCACCTGCTACATGAGGACTATTCCGGCGTCGAGCACGAGTCCGAGGTCGTCGTCTATGTCTCCGACTGGGAGGATCTTGTCCTCGGGTCGGTGGAGTTGGGCGGGTTTGACGTTACCCAGCTACTGAATGACGACGAGCTGCGCCAGGTGCAGGAGTCGATCCGCGAGCATTATGAAACGCACTGTGAGCACTGCGCCGACATCCGGGACGAGTACGGGGACTGGCTTTATGAACAACGCAAAGACGCGAGGTTAAACCCATGACAAAGGCGCTTCAGAAAATAGAAAAAGTTGAGCCGACAACGCCGGCCCAGATGCTGATGATCGCCGTCGAGCAGGGCGCAGACATCGATAAGCTTGAAAAGCTGATGGCGTTGCAGGAGCGATGGGAGGAGGCCCAGGCAAAAAAAGCCTATGTCCTGTCAATGTCGAAGTTTCGCCAGGACTGCCCGATGATTGCAAAGACGCGCACCGGGCACAATACAAAATACGCCGGACTGGCCGAGACCATTGAGCAGATCAAAGGGTTAATGTCAGATCACGGCCTGTCGCACGGCTGGACAACATCGCAGCAAGACGGGCTTGTATCTGTAACCTGCACCGTCACCCACGTAGATGGGCACAGCGAAAGCACGACATTGACCGCAGGAGCAGACACCACTGGCAGCAAAAACTCAATACAGGCTATCGGGTCAACCGTTAGCTATCTCCAGCGTTATACGTTGTTTGCCCTGCTCGGACTTGCAGCAGCAGAGGATACGGACGGCAACATTGACACACCACCAGACGCTGTAGATCAAATAATGGCGGCACAGACAGTCGATGAGCTTCATGCCGTATTTAAAACACTTTGGCACCAGTATCCCAAATGCCGCAAAGAGTTGACTGGCGCTAAAGATATTCGCAAAAAGGAGATCACCAATGGTTGAGCAGGGCAGCGAGGAGTGGTTTGCCCAACGACTGGGCAAGATTACCGCTAGTAGGGTTGCTGACGTACTGGCAAAGACGCGCAGCGGCCCGGCGGCGTCGCGGAAAAATTACATGATGGAGTTACTGTGTCAGCGCCTGACAGGAAACCGTGAGGATGGCTTTATCAGTGCGGCCATGCAACGCGGGATCGACCTGGAGCCGCTTGCCAGGTCGGCCTATGAGGTTGCTACCGGGCGCGTGGTGCAGGAGGCCGGGTTTATTGTCCACCCTGAACATGAGGGGATAGGCGCGTCGCCCGATGGACTGGTAGCTGATGATGGACTTGTAGAGATCAAGTGCCCAAACACCGCACAGCACGTTGACTGCCTTAGAAAATGTGAACCAGATAAAAAATACTGGTGGCAGATGCAGTGCCAGATGGCATGCACCGGGCGGGCGTGGTGCGACTTTGTGTCATTTGATGACAGGATGCCGGAGCCGCTTCAACTGTTTTTTGTGCGCGTCGAGCGAAACGACCAGGCTATCAGCGAAATGATAGAGGATTGTCTGGGGTTTTTAGGCGAACTGGAAACGATAGAAAACGAGATGTTAGACAAAATTGCGAGGGCAGCATGAATACATGGATATTTTCTGGCAACGTCGGCCGTGATGCCGAGTTGCGATATACGCAAACAGGGACACCAGTCTTGTCATTTTCTGTTGCAGTCAAGGCAGGTTATGGCGACCGGGCGTCAACCGTATGGGCAAATTGCAGCCTGTTTGGCAAGCGCGGCGAAAGCCTGGCGCCATACGTTCTGAAGGGCGCCTCTGTTGTTGTCGGCGGCGAACTTTCGGAACGCGAGTGGACGGACAAGCAGGGAGAAAAGCGCACAAGCATTGACGTTAAGGTATCCGAAATTGACCTAATGGGCGGCAATGGCAAACAAGCAAATAATTCACGGCCCACAAAAGATGATGGCGGACAGGCTCACGCGAATCAGATGGCAGAGCAACAGAAGGCAAAGGACGCATTTTCTGACGCCATCGATGATGACATCCCTTTTAATGTGGAGGCGGCATGACAACCTCGTTAAAAACATGCTTCAAGTGCGGGGCTGAAAAGCCCCTAACTGAATTTTACAAACACAAACAAATGGGTGATGGGCACCTAAACAAGTGCAAATCATGTGCTAAAAATGACGCCTTTAGCCACAGGCGAAACCCAGAATATAGAGAGAAAGTGCTTGCTTATGATCGCGCCAGAGGAAGCAGGCAAACGGCCGAATACAGAGAAATAATGAAAAAAGAAAAACCTTTGGAGAACAAGGCGCGAAATATACTCTCAAATGCCGTCAGAGATGGGAAAATAAAAAAGCCCGACAGGTGTTCGCATTGTCATGCTAATACATGGCTTCATGGTCACCACCCTGATTACACAAAGCCGCTAGAAGTAGTTTGGCTGTGCGTTCCCTGCCATAGGCAATTACACGCCTTGCTAGATACCGTTGAAACGAAAAAGGTTTCTATAGAACGGCTGGGCTCGATCTAATGGCCACATACCTAAGCAAGACCGCCTTCGCCAACCGCCTCGGGGTCACCCCCCGAACAGTCGATGGCTGGATTTACCGCCACTAACAGCGGGGTGTGGAGTACGCTAGGGACAAGGATCGGTCTAGGTTTGATATATGGAAAAGCAATCAAGATCGCCAAACCAATAAATAAATACAACTATACACCGTAGGGCCACTACAGTAATATAATAACTATAGATAGACACAACGGGATCAGGGAAATGGAAAACATAACTCAACAATTACTGGCAGAAGCGCAAAAAAATGAGATAGACGCATATGACACTCAGTTCGCGTCTACCACGTACCGTGGCAAGCTGCTTTGCGTAACGATCCGCCACTACAAAAACGGCGGTGACGGACAGGTCAGAAACATTAAAACAAGAACCGAATGGCACTATGCCGGCAAGAGCATAAAGCGAGATGATCTCGACAAAATGATTTGTAATGTCTGATTTTATAAAGTGCCAATTCTGCGGGTATAGATTCCCCGCAGAGCTTGGCAAATATGGGTGCCCGAATTGTTTAGCAGAAGGGATAGAGGGTGAGAGGATGGACGCACTAGAATTTTTGCACAACGTAGAAGACTTCATTGGCCGCGACCTTAGCTATGATGATGGAAACAGGGTTATTGAGCTGTACGAGGAAGGCGAGGAGGATTATCAGCACGTTGCAGAGTTGATGATGACCAGAGAAGATTTCAAGCGCGTGTATGGCTCAGTATGAGCGACCGAGACCCAACCATCAGCGCCCGTACAGGGCGCTACAGGGACGCTCAGGAGGCGAGAGGCTTGACCCAGGTCAAGGTATGGGTGCCCGCTAATCGTGCGGCAGAGCTGCGGGAGATAGCCAGGAAGATGAGGGAGGGCGGGGAATGACTTTTAATGAGTGGTGGGCAACTCAAACGTTGCCTGTAATTACAGACATGTATGATGAGATAGCAGCGAAAGCCGCATGGAACCACCAGCAACAGCGCATCGCGGAGTTGGATGCCGCTCTCCACTGGAGGGGGGTTGAAGTAGATGCCCTCAGAGAAAACTGCAGGAGACTAAGCGAAGAGAACCAGCGGCTGCGGGGGGCGATCCAAGTACACAGGGCATCGTTCATCAATCAGGAAGAAGGCGACATCGTACCGCAGGATGAAATTCTCTGGGCAGCACTGGAGGGCGGGAAATGAATTGCTGTGAGACCCACGCCAGCGAATTGCGCTGTGACTACTGCCCTTGGTGCAAAATCGAAGAGCTGGAGGCAGAGAACCAGCGGCCGCAAGATGAACTAAAACATTACAAGCGAGCACTACGAGATGGTGCTTTAGAATATATAAATGACGTTCTGGAAGGGGACGAAAAAATAGAGACCATTATCCGGGACTGGTTTAATCGCACAGGGTGGTTGCCACCAGAACTGGAGGGCGGGGAATGAGTTTAGCAGATGGAACACGAATTAAGATTCGCGAATACGAAAAGCGCATTGTGGAGCTGGAACAATTACTAGCCTGCGAAAAAACTGCGCTTGAAGATGAAAAAGCGGCACACGCATTAACGCGGGCAGAGAACCAGCGGCTGCGGGAGGCTGAAAATGGGGATACTTAATAGTGAAGACGACCTGCGCAGGAAGCGCGAATCCGAAGACAGGCGAGCAAGCGATGATATATTTTCGATGTCGCAAGACACTACGCTTGCCCCTGTCTTTCGTAATATAGCGCGGCAAGGCCATGATTATATCGTCTGTTTGGAAAACGAACTTGAATGCGCTACAGACAATTTATTTTCGGAGCGTATGTGGCGCGAGTCATTGCAAACCGACAACCAGCGGCTGCGGGAGGCGCTTACAGAAATCGCTGAGTGGAATCAAGCAGACGAAGATGATCCAGACATTTGCAGAATACAATGGCGCGGCTGTGTTGCTATAGCAAGGGCAGCACTGGAGGGCGGGGAATGAATGAAAAATTAAAACGCTGGATGCTGGAATCCAAGCAGCCGAAACCCTACTCGCTTCCGATTGATCATCCTGTGCAGGAAGATATTGCATGGGCAGCCGATAAGCTTTCCCGACTTGAAAATGAAATCAAAGCCCTTCGCGCCCTATGCAAAGAAGCATACATTGAAGGGATGTTGGCGGCAGAAGGGTGCCCTGTACGCCCGACTCATGCCGAATTGGAGGCCGCGTGGCAGCACAGCGATAGCCGGGAGGTGCTTTATGGATGAGGTGTTTGCTGAATTTGAAATAGCACAGGCAGCACTGGAGGGCGAGGAATGAGCGATCAGGTTTTCTTCTGGCCGAATGGCGATTTTGTGACTCTGAGCGGCGCTGAAGTCGATACGCTGTATAAATTACACTTTTTCGGCCCACAAGAAGATGGCGATATACCTTCAAAGTCCGGGCTGTCGTATCTAATAGAGGTTGGAGTTGCCGTAAAAGATTACAGCAACCCGCCTGCCAATCGACTAACAGACAAGGGCAGAGCATTGGCTGAAAACTATCAATGGAAACACCAACCTACACTGGAGGGCGGGGAATGAGCTATTACACTTTTAGAAATTTTTACATACCGGAGCGCATGATGGGCGTCATATTGCGGTATGTCGAGCATGGCATAGAACCCGGAGACTTTTTGACGGCGATTATTACCAATAATTTAAGTGAGGCTGTAATGCGAGCAGACGATGAAAACATAAATAACCTACCAGCATACGTCGCATGGTTTTATAACGAAGCGCCAGCAGGCTGCTGGGGTTCATGCGAGAGAATGAAAACGTGGATGGCGATGCGGGAGGGCGGGGAATGATGCCTGACATTGAGCAATGCATGGAGGATGTCCGGCTCGCTAACGAGCGCATCGAGGAGTTGGATGCCGCTCTCCACTGTAGGGAGGTTGAAGTAGATGCCCTCAGAGAAAGCTGCAGGAGACTGCGCGAAGAGAACCAGCGACTGCGGAAGGCGATCCAAGTACACAGGGCATCGTTCATCAATCAGGAAGAAGGCGACATCGTACCGCAGGATGAAATTCTCTGGGCAGCACTGGAGGGCGGGGAATGAAAATATGCGAACACGAAGATATAGATATTGAAGATTGCTATTGCAGAGACTGCGGAGAGCCACTGACAAATATAGTTTGGGCTTTAGTAGAGGAAAACCGGAGGCTGCTGGCCTTACTTAGTCAAGCACAGCATCATGCACAGACGGAAAACGATGATACTTTGAACGTACTAATCAATGGCGAGCTTAGTTCTGGCTGCGAGAGGTGAGTGATGAGCGACATAAAAAACATCGACGATTACAGGCTGCAAGGCTTACCTTGGGATGACGCCGAAACTATTACAGCAAGAGTAGGATTATGTATTTTAACCCGAAAGGTTTTGAGTTTGTTTTCTGCGTTGTAATAGGGCTTGCCCTGTACGGCGCTTTTCACTTGGTGAGGTGGCTAATATGACCACTGTAAAGAAAATGCCCAGGGCGAAAAAACGTATGGACCGAATACGCTGCGTGAAACGTACTGGCTCTCACGGTTCTTTCCCGTTCGAAGAAAGCAATGGGCAATGCGCGAGAGTTGCTCTGTACCTGGTAAAGGGCAAACCTTACTGCCGGCAACATGCTGGCGACGCGCTGTT